CGCGCCAGATCGCCGAGCAGCCGGAAGGCCTCGCCCACCCCGCCGACCCGGGCGACCAGCTGCGAGAACTGATAGACCAGCTCACCCGCGCCGACGATCAGCGCCCCGATGCCGGTGCGGATGAGGGCGCCGCGGAGGAACACCAGGGCAGTTGCGAGGCCGCGCACCGAGATGGCGGCGGCGGCAAGCCCAGCAACCCAGCGCCCTGCCATGACAGAAGCGAAGGTTGCGGCATAACTGGCAAGTCGGCCGAGGTTACCGATCAGCGTGTCGATCGCAGACCGCAGGATGCCCCCATCTGACGCGAGGGCGACGAAGGCATTGGCCAGCGCCTCGATGGTCGGGGCCACGGCGACGGCGATGCGGTTCCGAAGGCCATCGAAGACCAGCGAGACTGTGCCCAGCGCCAGTTGCGTGCGGCGCAGGGCTTCCAGCGCATCGCTGTCTAGAACTGCGCCAAGGTCCGAGGCTTGCTCGCCAAGTCGGACCATCTCCGCCCCGCCGTTCCGCAGGAGCGGCAGCAGGCGCGTAGCATCCGAGGCCATGGCCTCGAGATAGAAGGTCATTTCCTGCTGGCTGAGACCGGCGCGTTCCAGCGTGTCGACGTAGAGCTGCAGGGCTTCGGGGCCGGAGAGGCGGGCGAACTGGTCAGCGGTGACGCCCACGCGCGGAGCCACATTCTCGAAGAAATCCGCCATCGGCCCGCCGCCGGTTTGCAGGAAATCACCGACCCGGTCGTTCACGTCCTTCAGGATGTCGGCGAGCTTCTCCTGTTCGATGCCCACCGTGCGTGCCCCGGCCGACCAGCGCTGCAGCGCCTCTGGCGTGGCATTGGCGACCTGCGCGAACTGCCGGATCTGCGCGGCACTCTCGGCGGTGGAGCGGACGATCAGGCCGAGCGAGGCTGTGGCGGCCGCCGCCGCGGCCCCGAGGGCAAGACCGGCCCGGCGCGCAAAGGCCGCAAGCCGAGTGTTCGCCAGTTCCATCTCGCGCGACATGCGGCCGAAGCCACGGGCCCCGGCATCTCCGACGCCCTCAAGTTCGGCACGCACCTGGCGGCCACCCACGGCGGCGAGCCGGACGGAGACGCGTTTCTCGGCCATGGGATCAGGGCTCCAGATGGGGTCAGTCGCGGTGGGCCGCAATCTGCTCGTTGACGCGGCGGACCATCACCGCCTCGAGGGCGGGCAGCAGTTCAGCGATGGCAGGCGGGGAGATGCCGAGAGCGGCACCCAAGGCCAGCGCCGCGCCCAAGTCCCAGCCGATCACCGCGCCCGGGATGACGCGCATCTGCCCGCCGAGGCGCTGCGCCAGGTCCCAGACCTGAGCGCCCTCGATGGTCTGGGGCCGGTTCAGTCGTGCGGGGCAGTCGGGACAGGGTCCTGCACAGGCCGTGCAGTAGCCTTCGCCCCCGCCGAAGAACCAGTCGGCAAGGGCGCAGAGCAGTTTTTTTCCGCGTCCAGCAGCAGCGCCTTGGCGACGTACAGGGTTTGGAACGCCTCGAAGGCGGGCCAGATGTCGAGGAGCGCATCGATGGCCTCTGGGCTCGGCTCGATGGCATTTCCATCGGCGTCGCCAATCCCCTCCCATGCGAGGATCGCGCGCCGCGCTAGAGCCTTGGCCATGGCGAGCGCGGCTTCCTCGGTCGCCGTCCCTTCGGCCAGGTCGGCAATCGCGGGATCGCCGCGTGCGGAGACCATCAGGGCGGTAGTCAGCGGGCGGAGCCGGACCCGCACGCCGGGGATGAGGTCGCACCACTGCGGCGCGTTCGAAAGATCGAGGGTCAGCATGTCAGGCCTTCTCAGTAAGTTGCGACGGTGTTGACGAGGACCGCGGTGCACATCCGGGCGGGGCTGGTGGCCTTGGCCGCTTGCCAGTCGAAGGTGGCCTGTATGCCTTGCGGACCAGGGATCTCGATGCGCGGGCGCGGAAGGTAGACGGCGTGCGCGGTGAAGGTGAAGCTGGCGTTGGCGCCTAGGCTCCAGGCGAAGACAAGTTCGCAAGGCGTGCCGTCGATGGCCTGCGTGATCAGCGTGGTGTCGGCAAAGCGCACCTCTACCCGACCGGTCAGGGCGGCCATGCCGGGGTCGGCCCCCTCGATGCGTCCGTCGCTTCGGATCGTCCCTATGCGGTCGAGGCCATTGGAATAGGTGACCTCGGCAGAGATGACGTTGCCGAGCGGCGAGCCGTTGCGCGTGATCGCCCCGTTGAAGTGACCGAACCGCTGCAGCGCCAGCGACGTCGGTGTCCCTGCGGCCGTGGTAGCGGCGACGCTCTCGGCCTGCGCCACAAGGCGGGCCGTCGCGGTCAGCAGACCGGACCGCGCCATCTGCCACGAAAGCTGATCGCAGACGCAGCCGGTATACATCGCATAGCGCGGCACCTCCGGCATGGCCGTCTCGATGGCCATCGACGGCAGCGTCCAGTTTCCCGACTGGAATGTGTGGGTCTTGGGCGTCGTGCCTGTGGTCGTCGGCTGACCGAAGGCCGCCTTCAGCCAGAGGCCAAAGTTCTCGACGTCGATCGGCACCACGACATCACCGTCGGCAGTGACCGCGTCCTTGATCGGGGCCAGCGGGTCGCGTCCCTGACCCAAGAGTTCCGAGGCGATCAGCGGCTGTTCGGACCCAAGCGTGGTGCTGGCAAACGGCACCGTGCGATAGCCCGAGGCAGGCGCGGTGCCATAGACGGATTCGAACGCAAGCGCCATCTGCGCCCGCGCCCCATGGGCTCGTGCCATGTGTGTCTCCTGTGGATGTGGGGTGTCAGGCCAGGGGGCCGGTGGTAGTGTAGTGCAGGACGACGGAGATCACCGCCGCCTTCAGGGCCGCGGCGCCCTCGACAGGCAGGTCGACCGAGGCCGGGGCTTCGGGTTCAACCCAGTCGCAGAGGCTGCCCAGCGTCCGGTCGTTTTCCAGTGCCGCGCCGATGGCGGCGATCAGGTCATCAAACGCGCTGGCCCGGCCGGTACCCGCCTGGACGACGACCTCCAGCTCGGCCCGGTGCTGATAGTGATAGCGCAGCGGCGACAGCGTCACTTCCGGCTCGCCCGACTGGCCATCGCGCAGGATGATCAGCCCCGCCGCCGGGATCCGCTCCGGCAGGACCTCGTCACGCAGGGTGAGGGCGGCAAGCGGCTGCAGCCGCGCGTGCAGCGCGGCGAGGACGAGTTCGCGGGTGGTGGGCATGGAGCCTCGCTAGAAGGGACGGCTTGATCCCATGCGACGGTGCATCTCACGTACGCAGTCCGAGAGAAGCTTTGACTCCACAGAAACAAGCGCGTCGTTCGGATCAATATCCAATGGTTTGGTTCCAAAGGCGACGCACAAGGAATTAAAGGCCCTCAGTAGAATGCTGTGATGTCTGAAGCGGTACCGAGAACCTTCAGGTATCATTCTGCTAAGCGTTCTGTCACCGGTTCCATGCGAGAATTGATCCAGAATGGACTTGATCAACGCCATCTGAATCCAGAGTGGCGACCTGAGCTCGCGCCGCTCAATACTGTGGTACATTGCCATTATGTTCTTTTCAGCCTCACTGTTGGTTCTTTCTAGGTCATAAAAGCTCTCTACGCACCGCGCGAGAACACGATCCCATCCTTTCAGCAAAGCAACTGGAGCGACTCGGCTATAGTTCCACACGGCCTCGCCATACAAGCGAACGGCCATCCAATCACGGCCTTCGTCTACCTCGGGAAGAAGGAGTGCGTCCACGATTCCTCGCCTAAACTGATCTAGAGAGTCCAGGGCCTCCATGGCTATGACTTCAGAAGTTGCGGCCATACACTCGTTCATCAGGTAAACGCCCTTAAGCGCAATGCACTCAACCGATATCTCACGCGCTTCGTTGAAGCTGGCGCGCTCCATTGAGCCGGCATCGTAAGTCAAGAATTGACCCATGCCTATCGATAAGTCTTGGTTTTCTTTTCGAAGCGCCGCCGGTAGGTCTGAAAGTGCGTCCACGATTTGATACCGACCCATATGCTTGTGGTTCAGCAACAGTACCTTCAATCTAGGATCGAAATCTACGATGTCGTTCATCGAATTCATCAGGTCAAATGCTTGTCTAACTAGGCCAATATATCGATGGTGTGTGGCGAAATTTACGTCCAAATACGTGCGGGAAAAGCTGGACAACTTCGAGCTGTCTAAGATCTTGCGAAGTTGGCCTATCGCCTCAAATGCATCTCTAAAACCTTCTCCATGCACAGATAGACTTCCAATAAGATCTGCTTCTCGCGTCCTTCCCGCATCGAACAGTTTTTTTGCCAAGTATGAAGTTCTGGTCGTGATGAGTGAAGTCGCAGAATCTGCCGAATGAAGGCATCTTCGTAGGTTTCGGGGTCTTCAGCTCGATTGAGCAAGTATCCCCCACCGACAGTGCCAATAGTTCCCGAAATTGCGCCGATCAAAACATCTCGGCGACTTAATCTGGCGGATTCAGAAGACATACGCTGCGAAAACCATGCTGCGGCAACTTGAATCCGACGTCTTTTTTCAAGCGTGGCTCCAGGTGGGGCAAGTGTATCAGTGAGTGCGCCGGTTTCGGTCAGGTAACCTCTATCTTGGACAAAGGCGATTGCATCAGTGACCAGCTTAACTGATCCGACGCCGGTATCATTCTCTTGCTCCGAAAGAATTTTGCGCAGCTCGACAATACGTTGGTCTTCACCTTTGTCCTTATGCATTGTCATCGCTTTCCTCTGCTACCAAAGAGCGTCTTGATCCTCATTCGTTTGTATCTTGAAGTCACGTGGATTTTTGCCCTACCCACCCCGCGACGATCCGCCTGGGCACGCCGTCGATGGCCCGCTCGGCATCCCGCGCCAGATCGAGCCGCTTGCGCAGCTTGACCCGTGGTACCAGCAGGAAGATCGGCACGGTGGTGAGTCCTCGGCCCGTCTTCGACCGCGATGCCACCGCGCGCCCCTTGCTGTTCAGCCGTCCCTCCGCCACCAGCAGGCTCGGCCCCCGGCGCCGGTAGATGAATCGCAGGCGCAGGCCGGTGCGGCGCTCCCATTCGCCAGGGGTGATGCGGCCGCCGCGGGTGGATTTGCCCGCGGCCGGGGTGGGGATCGCCAGCCAGAAGCCGTTCTTCGACCGGATCAGCGGCCCGGCGTCATGCGCGCCGACGATCACCGGGGCGTTCGACCAGACCAACGCCGCAGCGTTCAGGCTTTCGCCGCCCTTGGGATAGGTCGCAAGGCGGATCGAGTTGCCGAGCCGGGTGCCGAGCCCCGCGCCGGTGATCTGGCCGCGCCAGGCGGATTTGAGGCCCGCGCCCGCCTCGCGCATGGCGGTGGTGACGGCCTTTTCACCGGCAGCGATTTCCGCCTGCATCAGGGCGGCGAGGTCGGGGCTGATTTCCAGCTTCAGCTTCATGCTGGCCTCAGGTCCAGCGTCCAGATCAGCCGTTCCCGGTCGCGCAGCGGTTCTCCCTGGATGACATGGCTGTCCGCGCCGATGACGATCACGTCGCCCGGGCGCGGGGTGGGCAGGTCGGCGACGCGCACGTCGACCACCGTCGTGTCGCTGACGAACCGCCCTGCGCCGAAGTCGGTGACGCGATCTGGCGCGCGGCAGATGATGCGGATCGGCCGTTCCTCGGACGTGGTGGCCGAGATCCAGAGGGCCGGGGCCGCCAGGGAGCCATGGGTGAAGATACGGTCCATGGCGGCTTTGAGGACGGACATGGGTGTGTCCGTCAGTTCGACGTATGCAGGCGGATCGCCAGCCGCGGCCGCTTGTTCACCGGCAGGATCGAGGCCTCGGTCATGACGTCGATCCAGCGGCCCTTCTCGTCGAGATGCTGGCGGGCGTAGAGCGGCAAGCCGATGGTGTTGGCGGTTTCCAGGAGGTTCGCCGGGCCGCCATAAGTCGTGAAGGTGTCCATCGTGCCCAAGGGGAAGGCGATCCCCTCGTTCGCCGGGACCAGCCGTTCGGTGGCCTTGGTCGAGAGGGTGACGGTGCCGGAGTATTCCTCGAAGAGGATCCCGCCGAAGGGGAAGTTGCGGCGGACGTCCTCGCGCAGGGGCTGGGCACCGGTCGAGGCGTAGAACTTGTAGGCCTCTTCGGTCTTGGGGTGTGCGATCAGCTTGTCGAAGAACTCGCGGCTGACAAGGGCATGGACGGAGGTCATGGCCTCGCCCAGCAAGTTGTCCTCGACGGCGCGCAGAACCTCGCGGACCTTGCCTTGGACGTTGGTGCCAGCGGTGCCGAGGACGAAGTCCACCGAGATCTGCGCCAGGCCGAATTCGGTGAAGTAGTTGTAGAGGGTGGTCCCGGCTCCGTCCTTCACAATGCCGCGCAGGGCGTTCATCTCCATGTATTCGCGGGTCTGGGCATGCTTGCGCCGCATGAGAAGGAGCTTGCGGTTCATCACCTCGACCAGCGGATCGGCCGCATCAAACGCGCCGCCCAGCGCGGGCTGTCCCTGGATGTCGGCAGGCAGGACCACGTCGTCATGCGGGATCCACGGCAGGGCGAAGGACCGCATGGACCGCCCGTCGCGCGTGCCGACGGTGGCCGGGCCGCCCAGGGGGACGGAGGGCAGGAGGCTCAGCACCCCCTCGTATTGCTCGATGATGACGGACCGCTGGCTGACCCCTTCGAAGCGGAAGAGGCCGATCTGGGCGAGGCGGGTGTAGAGGTTGGGCAGGATGTTGATGGCCTGCGTCATCTCGGCCAGCGAGTAACCGCCAGCGTCGAAGGGATTGCGGACGAGGGTCATGGTGGGGCTCCGGGGAATGAGGGGAGGGGCGCGGCCGGGAGAGCTGCGTCAGACGCCGTCGCGGGCGATGATGCCGACGGTGGCCAGCTGGGTGATCTTTGCGGCGATCTTGGCCGCGTCGTTGACGGTGGCCTCATAGGCGAGAGCGGCGCGCGAGACGATGGCGGGGCCACGAGTGACCACGATGCCCACGGCGTCTGCCAACGTGGCGTTCACCGGGTAGAGCAGCACGGCGACTGCGGTTTGCGAACCGTCGGCCCCGGTCGCGGGCGAGAGGGTGTACTTGCCACTGGCCGTGATGCGGCCGAGGACCGAGCCTGCTGGATAGCACAGGCCAAGCTGCAGGGTGATCACCTCGCGGGTGTAGTTCGGGTTGACCTCATATTTGAGGACGTCGCCCATGCTGGGCGGTTCCGTCAGGACGGGCATGGTTCAGTCTCCGGGATGTTGGGGGGATGGGGCGCCCGATCCGGGCAGTGCGCGATCAGCGCGAGGCGGCGGCCGATTTCTTCGCGGCCGCCACGATGGGGCTTTCCTTCGCGCCCGCTGCCGGGGCGGTGGCGATGATGCCTGCGGCATCGCTGCGCGCAGCGAGATCGGCCAGCACCTTGGCGCGCAGGGCTTCGGGCTTCACGCCCTTGGCAACTGCATCGGCGGCATCGATCTGGATGCCGAGGCGCGCAGCTTGCGCGCAGACCTGTGCGACCTCTGCCGCCTCCGCGCGGATCGCTTCGGGCGACATCGCGGCCGCCGCGGTTTGCGGCGGTGCGACTGCCGTGGGCGCGGCCGGTTCTGGCGGGGGGCTGGCAGCAGGCGCGGCCGGTGGCTGCGCATGATCTTCGGGGGCGGTGGTCATCATCGGGCCCTCTCCTTTGGGGGTGGTTGTGCCGCGGGGTGCGGCGGCGAAAGCGCGGAAGGCTGTGAGCGGATCGGCCACCTCGTCGGCAAGACCGGCGAAGACCGCCGCCTCTCCGCGGAACACGGCGGCCTCGGTGCCCAGCGCGCGTTGGGTGTCGAGGCGGCGGCTGCGCCCTTCGGCGACGGTTTCGGCGAAGAGCTGGCGGAGGTCCTCCAACTCGCCCGCGATCCGGTCGCGGACGGCCTCGGGCAGGGGCTGATACGGGTTCGCATCGACCTTGCGCGCGCCCGCGTGGATCAGCGTGACGGCGATGCCCTTCTGGTCGAGCGCCCCGCTCATGTCGCTGTGCATGGCCACAACACCGATGCTGCCGACGGCCCCGGTGCGGGGCAGGATGATGCGGTCGGCCTGGGAGGCGAGGGCGTAGGCGGCCGAGAGGGCGTGATCCGCGACGAATGCTTGGACCGGCTTCTGCGCCCTTGCCGCGCGGATGCGATCCGCCAGATCGAACGCGCCCGCGACCTCGCCACCGAAGCTGTCGATATCGAGCGCAATGCCGCGGATCGCCGGATCGGCCAGCGCTGCCTGCAGCTGGGCGGCAATGCCCTCGTAGGAGGTCAGCCCCGAGGATTGCCCGATCCAGGCGCCGCGATGGACCAGCGTGCCTGCGATCTCGATGACCGCGATCCCGTCCACGACTGCGAAGGGCTGACCGCCGTTCCGCGACTGACGGCTGGTGAGGTCATCGCCGAAGAGCGACGCCCTGGCGGGTAGGGTGGCCGCATGCTGATCCTCGGCATTGATCTCCAGCCCATCGATGCTGACTTCCCGCCCCACGATCCGCGGCCCCAGCCCGGTCAGGAAGGCCAGCGCCTTGGCGGGGTCGACCATCAGGGGCGTGTTGAAGACGCGCTGGGCGATCTGGGTGTGGTGCATCACCCTTCCTCCGCATGCCGGGGTTCCCGGTCCTCGCCGTTGTCTTCCTGATCGTCGCTGTCCTGCTGTTCCTGCCGCCGACCTTCGGCGGCCTCCGGACCAGAACCGCCGCCCGCCGCCTGCGCGGGCGAACCCGGCCGCCGGAAGTCGAGACCCAGTTCCGCCTCGCGTTTGC